TGTAATTCTAAACCATTCATGGTGTAACCCACGTTGGTATAAGTAGCGGCTGATGTAAGTGTTTCCTTGTAAGACTCACTTGAATCAATCACTGCTGATGACGCTAAAGTTGCTGGAGTCAAAGTTGTATCATTAATGAAGAATGCTGCTGCACCCACGATAATGTTATTTGACGTACCACGGCTATATGGCATATTATTTCACCTCTTTCATAAAGTATTTATTAAGTTGTTTGGCGTGTTTCCTCTAAAACCAATTATACCGCTTTTTATGTATATCTAGAGTCTGAGTCAACTGCAACATGATAGTCATATTCAACAATTAACTTGTTTACAAACAGGGTCCTTGCTGAGGCTAGTTCTGCTATGTCTCTGCTTTCGTCTGCCTGGTATACCCTTGTACTGTGGAACATAAGATTAAACGGAGTAGAAATATCTGCATTAGCATCCAGTATAGGGTTATTAATATTATATCTGTTTACGTCTTCTGCGGATGAGTCTTCACGATCAAGAGCGTTAGATATAACACGAACGGAGTCTATTAACTTACCAACGTCTGTAGAATAAATAAAATATATTAACTGCTCTCTTTTATGTAGATAAAACGGGGTAGGCCTAAATCTCATTAATCTATCATAAACAATTAAGATAGGGCTTTCTGTCTGTCTAATTTGAATACTGTCATTATATAAATCTTCAATATTGGTTGGAAACTGTGCTGGAATCATTGGGCTTGGCGTTACTAAATCTGAGTCTGCTACAAGTTCATAATGAGCCAACTCAGACAAAACATATCTATTTAAAAAGGTTGGTGGAAATCCAGTGTCAGTTAATATAGTCATGGTCTTATTCTACCCCAATTGTTGCATTAGCAATCCATTTAAATCCTGTATCAATACCCTTAATTTTGCCCATTCTTGATCCAGTCTTTATATTTTTTTTATATAGTTGTGGCTTTTTGATATAGTCATAAATACCAGAAGCCTTTAGAAATGATTGTTTAAAATATTTTAATACAAACTCGTCTACCGTTTTTTCAAAACTGCCATAAACCATATCTCCACCAGGGTTATCCACAGTAATTGTCTTACTTGTAAATACTTCACCACTTGGTCCATTAAACTTTAAGACTTTGGCCTTAGTTGGTGCAATTGTAACTGGAACACCATCTTCCATAATTTTTGCTTTATTGTAAAATGGAATTGTCATATTTTCTGATACTGTCCTTGATTGTCTAAATGAAGAGTTAATAGATAGTCCCAGGTTGCTAACAGTATATCTTAAATCAAATAGTCTTGCATTTGGACTGCCAGTTTGATTCCATTCGTAAATATGATGTAATGCTTTTGGGTTTGATCTTGCTTCAATATCAACATATTGTGCAAGAGCACTGATTACTCCAAGTCCTAACTTATCTAAAAATATTTTTTTACCTTTATGTATACCATCTAAAAATCCAACAGAATAATCAACAATGTTTTTCATTTGCTTATCAAACAATTTTGTATTCATTGAAATTATCATTAATCACCTACAGTTTGATTTTCAGCCCTGCGCCACAACATTTTATAATATTCTGTATGTCCAAATGGCCCAGTAAATGGCTCAACTGTTGCCACTTCGTATATTGTTCCTCTGCCTGATCTTGCTCCTGCTGTTTCTTTATAAATAATGTTGTCAGATGCATCTCTAATATTTGTTATAAGTATATTTGTTGTTGCATTGTTTGCGTTGTTTGAAGAAAGTCTTGGGTCTTCTTTTGTTCTTGCAATAAGTTTATTTTCATACTTTAAAAAATTATCTGGTTTAACGTCTTCTGATCCTAGCCCACCTACAGATGTAGCATTACAAGTAATTGTTCTATCGTATACCCAGTTTTTTGTAGGTTGTCCATAACCACCTTGTGCAAGAATAGGGAAGTAAATATCAGCCTTCATTGGAAACATAAAGTCTGTGACTTCGCATGCATCCATTACAACACTCCAGGACGAACAATATTATTAACATATTTAGACAAAATCTTGTCTACAATAATATTTCCAGTACCCTCAATCATTCTTTTGTCATATTCAATTTTAAATTGATCAGTGCTGTAGTTCTTGATATATCTCTTGTAATAATCTAATTTTCCACACCTAATATCTTCAACCAATAACTTTGTAGCATCTTGAATATCAATAGGAACTACCTTGTATCCAGTTTCTAACAATAATATAAGATCTATTCCTGTTGGAAATGCTACTCCAGGGGTTACGGTCATAGTGTTTCCGCTGTCCTCTGTATCAAAAAGTGAAAAAGAATCTGACGTACCAATTGGAATTCTTGATGGTCGGCGCTCTGCTCTATTTATTGCACCCTCTGACGCAGTTGGATCTTTTGTAAGTGCAGTCTTATCTTTAGTAATTACGTATGTGTAGTCTCCTACAGTTGGGCCATCAGGGTTGTATATGTCATAAACTAGTTCTGTATTTTCGTATACTCTTAATATTTTGTGTACTTTTTTCCAAAGTGGAATATAGTCTACTTCTTGTCCAACAATCTCTAAAAATTCACGTTCATAATAAAAGCCACCAGTTATTGAATCAATAATTGTTCTTGCTAAATTTTCATACTCTACATATTTGGCAATTTCTGTTGCAGATGTTTGATTGTTTGCTGCTGCTAAAAGTGTAGGGTCTACATATGGACGCTTTACCTCTAGGTTATCTTCAACAACTATATCTCCACGATCTGCTACAACCATGCCACTTTCTTCTAAATCTTCATAAATTGTCAAAGCATATGATTTATCATATTTAATAAAATCATCATCTAATACATAACTAACCTGTTTGCTGGCGTCGGATGTTCTGTAAGAGGCAATTTCTGATTGCTCTGCGACATCTTCAATGACTATAACATACTTAGCGTTAGCGTCTGGAACTGTATACTTAACAGTTAAAGGATATGGTGGTAGACGAAGAATTGTTGACATTATGCTTTAGCGTAATAAGATGCTACTTCTTCAGGTTGTGCTATACGTACTAACCTGTGAGTAAGCCACTTTTCCGATGCCTCCTTTGAGACTATGTTATACCCCACGCTTAATGCGCCCAGGCTATCCATGTGAATATTTCTACCTGAATATAGTGCTACTTTGTTTGTTAAGTTTTTATCTTTACCTGCTTTTTCTGCAGTTTCTTCTGTTTTTTCTGGCGGAATCCAACTAGCCAAAATTTCTAAAATTTCAAGTTTTGTGTTTGATTCAAATAATTCTATGTTGTTTTTCTTTGCATATGCCTTTAATGCCATTACTGTTTTATCTTTTAGTTGATCCATTGTTAAATTCATATTTTCTCCATTGTCCATTTGTAATTATACCATTATAATGACAATAAGGAGGACGGTTATTATGCCGTCCTCCCTAGTACGTGATGATTATATTTTAGGAATCAGCACTATCTGAGTCAACATAAGCGACTGCATCTAGTTCTTCCCAAGCAAGACCAAATCGTACGAATACTGTGTATTCAATTGTGTCTTTCTTTGGTTTGTATTCACGGTTTACAGTGATGTCTCTCTGGAAGCCCCATACACGGTTAGAAGGGAATGTTAAATCAACATAACCTGCTGGGTAGTAAGGAACTTCTAGTACATCTACACCTAGTACACGAGTTGTACGTGCATTACCAAATGTCTGTGCAGCACCATCCATGTAATCTTGACGGTTTTGCTGTGTGCTACCAGTGCGATCAGAGAACGCTGCTGAGATAGCATCTGCTAATGTACCGTTGTTACGAACAATACCAGCAAAAGCATCAGTACCTGCGTAGAACTTAAGATTGCTCTTAAGTGCACGGTACTTACGAGGCATTGCCAATAGCAAGCCTTGCATTACTGATGTAGTAAAGTTGTTGTCTGATACTGTTGCAGCATATTCGTGAGCAGCATTTCCTACTGTTCCACGAGTTTGCTTTACGAAACCAGGCATGATGGACAAGAAATCTCCTGTTGCTCCATCACCGTTGATAGCAAGATCTTCAATATCGTTACCGAATGCGTTGGTCATTAATCGTACTAGACGATCTTCCAATGCTCCGCCTTCAATATTGTCTTCAAGTGCTTCAGTTGCTACTTCCCAATCAAGACGAATCTTTTTTGTTGTTAGTTCAACTTTTGTAAATCTAGCGCCAGTGTTTGTGTAGTTTGGTGAGCCTTGTGATGCTGCACGAATTACACGCTCTCCGACGTTGACTTTTTCAATTTCCATGGTGTTTGCTCTCATGGTGACACGACGGCCATCTTTAGCAAGGACAGTTGCATCCCATACATAATCAATAAAGCGTTGTGCTTGTTCAGGACGTAGGATACCTCCTGCGTTACCAGTTGGGTTTACTGCGTTATCTCCAGTTGTTGAACCGAAGCCTGCAGTAGCAGTGTGACCAAGTTGTGAACCTACAGATGATCCTGCAGCATCCAGACCAGTAGCACTACCAACACCACCAGATACTAAAGATCCCGCTGAGTTAATCTCTGCGCCATCTCCTGAACCTGGATAGTTTTTTTCTATCTTTGTGTTTTGTTCCGACATTATTTTTCACCTCCTAGTGATTTTTTACCTTAGTTAAATAGGTCGGCATTTGTGAGGAAACGACCGCCCCATAGGGTTTTATGAATCACTTGTGGTGATTCCTGTACGATCTCGCCTAGATCGCCAGACTTGCGGAAAGCGGTATCTTGTTCTACAAGATCTACTCGCTTGCCAAACTCGTTAAAGTTGTTCTTGATTCCATTAACATCAGATGTTACCGATTCAAGAGATTTTGTTACTGCTGTTACTTTCTCATTAAGAGATTTAATAGTTTCAGCAAGATCGCCAAAGGCATTAGTAAGAGAACTATTAATTTCTGAAACTGCTTTAGCAACTTCTTCTTTAACATCTGCAACAGATTTTTCCACTGCATTCTCTACTTCAACTGCTGCTTTTGCAACAGAAGAATCTGCACTAGCATCATCTGACTTAGCAACTGCAAGTTCTTCAACTGCTGGTGCTTCTTCAGCGATTGCAGGGGTTTCTTTTGCTTCTGCAACAACTTCTGTTGCTGCTTCTAAGGTTACCTCTGCTGGCTGTGCCTCTGGAGCAACCTCTGCATTTTCAACTGCAGTTTCTATAACTGCTTCTGTTGATTCTGTCATTGGATTTACCTCCTTAGTAATCTTAATTGTATTAATGCCTTTAGCACTATCAACTAAGAATTTTATCATTTCTACGTTATCTTTATCGTTTTTTTCTATAAAGCCAATATTTTGCATTTTGTTTCCAGTTACTGGACTTGTTACTGAATCAGAGTCTGAGACCATAACAATGCCGTTTTCTGAATCCCAGAATACGTTTTCAATTTCTGTTTTTGACAAATAACCTTCAACAACGTTTTGTCCATTTACTTTTTCAATAGACACAATGTTTGCAAACTGATTTGCTGGATTGTCTACAAGAGAAAGTTCATGCAATTCATAAGTTTTAATTACACGAACTGTTTTGTCAATTTTTTCATCATAAGCATCGTCCCAAGTTTTAATGTTTCCGCCAATTGAAAAACCAGTATATGTTCCGTCTAAAACTTTTTCCCATGCATCTTGTGCACCCTTAGAAACATAAGCAGATACGTAAACTCCGCTGTAAAATTTTTTGTCACTAGGATCAAAATACTTATCTTCTTTAAAAGAAACAATTTTTCCTACAGCACTTGGCTGATGCATTTCACGAAGATTGCCACGGAAATTCTTAAAAGCCTCTATACTAGATTCTGTTGTAACGATGTCACCTTGACGGTCAACATTGTCAAGCGTAGCAAAACCAGACACCATACGGCGTTCAACGTCTATTTTTCCAATGGGCATTGAAAGGCGAACATTGTCACCTTTAGTTTCCCAATGAGCCTTATTTATTAACATAACGTTATAATTATAGCACTGGTTTATATACTTTTCTCAATTATTGAGACGATCTACCTTCACCTTGTGCATTTCGTCCAGATATTGTAGTTGGTGAGTCAGAATTATTATTTGTTCTTTCTGAATCTCTTTCACGGTTTCCTGCCAAATTTGCTCTAGCATCAGTTGCCTGTCTTGGTGACATCACAAATGGTTCATCTCCGTCTACTCTCAATGGCAAGTCTAATTTTTCACGAGCCTCGTTTGGAGTCATAACTTGAGTTTTTACGTATCTTTCAATAATTTGAGATTGTGCAATTTCGTCAGTTAGGGTTAGTTCGTTAAATTTAAGTTCAAGGATGTCGGTTTTTTCTCGTATAATCTTGTTTACAACTTTTTCCAAATGTCTTTGTGCTGGACGAGAAACCTGTTCTTTAAATGTACGATCTTGAGAAAGTGCTGCTGCGATGCTTGCAGAGTCTGCACCACCTAGTTTTGAAATAGGAACTTGATGTGCAATTAAAATATCATCACGGTTTTGCTTGCGATACTCTTTAAATGAGCCATCTTGAATACCGTTTTCAATTGGTTCCATCTTAAATTCAACTTTATTCCCCTCTGTGTCTCCAGGAAGCGGGATATAAAGTGTTCTATGTGACTGAGCCTTAAGCCCAGTTTGTAAAAATCTAAACATTTTATCTTCAGCATCACCTGAAAGTTTTGCACCCTTTAGGGTTACAACATATCTCGGAACAGCCTTGTTTTCAAAGTAGTCAATATTGTATTGAGAGGCAAGTTGATCTCCGATAAGAGATGGCATTGCTGCAATAATATCTGGAACACCATAAAATGTATTTAAAGGTGAGTATTGTTTTAAATGGATAATCTCATTTGGGCGTGGATCAGTACCCAAAGGGTTTGCATTTTTTGCTCCAAAATTTCTAAAGTAAACTACTTTTTGACCAATAATCTGTACAAACCCATCACGCAAGCGTCGTATGCGGACAGTTGTTGCTGGAATATGTCCAACATAGCCAATTTCTCCAGCAGTTGTTCTACCTACTTCAATAAAACCATTACCTGTTGCCTGAAGGTCTGTGTAAACCTTCTCCATTGTTTTTGTAAAACTGTCATCATCATTTAAATTTTCTAGCCAGTCACGTACTTGAATCTTGGCTCTTTCAATACGACTACGAGCACGGCTTACCGCACCTGCATCGTCATTCATTTCAAACCTTAATAAAGTTCTATCTGAAATATCAAAGCGATATCCAAGACCAACAATGTTTTCTACTTTAGCGTCAATAGCAGCATGGTTAGCAAATGATGTGTCATAGAAGTTGGCTAACTCATACATGTTATATGGAGGAGTGATTACGTCAAATAGTCCGTAACCATTTCTATATACCGTGCCTGGATTGATTTGCTTAGATCCCGCATTTACTCCAGATGGGGTTGCATTTGCTGCGTCTAAGTATGCTTCATTAAATTCTGGTGCAGCATATTTTGTTAAATTGCGAGTTGTTCTACGACGAAAGTTTTGGTCAAGCCCAACATAATCTTTTAAAACATCCCAAGTTTTGTTAAATGGGTCATGTGATTTAAAAATGTTGTCTTGTTTTTCTTCTGTATTAAGACTTGCACGGATATACTGTTCTTCACTCATCCATTGCTCCTCTTCCATGTTTTTCTAATGTTTGTTGTGCTGCATGCCAAGCACCTAAGTCATTCATTGAAGGAATTAATCCTTCTTTTAATCTTGCTTTTTGTTCAGAATATTCTTCTTCACTAACCTGAGTTAGCCCTGGAACAAATACCGCTTTACCAAGTCCATCATCTCCGTGATGCATTGCAACCTTTTTTAACTCTGCAATTTTTGCAATGTCTCCACGGTCGGACGGGATATTTAGAACTGAGCCTTCTTCGTCCGTAAACCATTTACCAGCAGATGTCTTATATACGTAAAGACCCCAGTCATAATGCTTATCTATTACCTGACGACGTACATTTTTGACATAAGGCTTACCAGTTTTTGGATTAATTAAAGATTCCATAACCACAAGTATAGCAGATTATACTGGTGTGGATACGTTAGTTGACCAATCTACTTCTGCATACACATTTAATTTTTCAGGCTGATAGACTAAGCCTTCTCCATCATCAACAATTATTTTATTTGTGCCTGTATACGTTTTATAAATATCTGATGGATTAATTCCATAGAACTCTGATGATCCTATTACTAACATACCGTCCCAGGTAAAGTTATTGAACCAGAACTGCCAGTCATTTGTCGTAATGCCGTCTGTTAATACCTTAAACCATGGCCTAAATGTTCTACTTTCAACTTCCTGTAGGCTGTTTGCTTGATAATATGCAATATTATTAAATAATATCGGACCAGTCAAATTTATGCTTCCAAGATATGAATTATAGACAAGAGAAGTTAAAAATGATATACCTATTGAAGACCACGCTTTAAGAGATAAAACTGGTTCTTTTACTAAAATTCCATTTAAATAAAATCCAACACCATTGTATGGAACACCGTTCTGATTTAAAACAAACACCCTACCTCTATTTAAGTCTTCACTGTTTGCCTGTAAGTAAAATTTTAAAGTTCCATCTTTATGATTAATTTCAAAAATCTCTGTTGCTGTTGCTGGAAATGCGTCTTGATCATACTTTAACCACAACTGCATAGCACTTACCTTATATTCTGTTGCTAACTCCCTGTTAATCGGCAGATTTATTCCACGATTTTCTAAAATGTTAATTTCACCACGAACCTCAATTCCAGATGTTTTCGTTAAATGTAGGTATGGGGTGCTTTCTTTATATATACTAAAAGGATTTTTAGACTTATAATCAAAATAAATACCATTCTTTTTATATGGAAACAGGTCTACTCCAAATCTGGTTCCTATGGGATTAAAAGAGTTATCATTAAATGCCTGAGATGCCAACTGTAACTTATTTAATAAAATCGGCTTAGTTAAAACTCCACGACTATTGAACTCAAGGCTGTAGACAATTGCAAGTTGATTAAAGTCTACCGACTTAATTGGATAAATTAATGTATTATTCAAAACTTCAAATCTAGTTGTTTCCCAATTTTCATAATTATTTAAGTCAAGCACTTTATGCTCATCTGGCGCTTCTTCATTAGCAAAAAGATTGGGGTTATTTGCACCATCGGCAACATATTGAAATGTTACATAACTTTTTATCTGTGCACCATCTGTATTGTAATAATAAGAAGATGCCCCAGACTCTTGTTCTAAAGTAGTTGTTGTTGGATACCCTAAATTAAACTGTAAAAAATCTATTTCATAAAACTCTTGATTGTTACTATTTTTTACAAACTGAGCAAAATAAGAAAGTGGAAGGTAGTCTTGCCAGGATCCAGCAACACCTATGTCTAAGAAATATTTTTCATAAGCCTCTGATGGAAGTATAGTGTAACTAGAAGTATGGTTGATCAACTCTTGACCCTTATCTATTTCAATAAATCCGTTGATGTCAACATAATCTGTTATTTTTGTAGAATTTAATGTTGTAGATAATCCTACAGAATAAAGCCTTCCAGTAAATGTAAACTCTCCAGAATCTTCTCCACACACATACATTTTTAACGAACTTTGATTTCCAAAAAATGAATTTACGTTGCTGCCAAATTTTTCTGACATTTTTTTTATATTAAATCCAACTGAAAAAAGACTGTTGGCAGAAATGGCGCTAGAAGTAAAAAGTAACTGGGTAACTCCATTATAGGTTAAAGAATATTTAATTAAATTTCCATCTTTAAAAATTGTAAAGTAGTTATTATTTAAAGGGTTGTATATTTTAAATAATATTTCATCTGATGCTAAGTTGTGCGAACTAAACACTCCATAGCAACTTTCAACTTCGCTTGGCAATAAGTTAAATGTTGAAAAATTTATGTATGACTCAACAGAATTCCAAGTGTTGTTAGGTCTAAATGATAAAAACTTATTATTAATAACAGGCCCAGACTCATTATCTTGTGCATCTTTGTTGTCGTCGTATAAATCTTGTAATGTTTTAGTGCCTAAAAATATTTCTGGCAAATTATAATCTGGAGTTCTTAAACTTGTTTGAGTAGTTGTTAAATTGTCAAAACTGCCTTGATCCCAGCCAGCAAAATCTGGATAATTGTAATTAGCGGTATAGTCTGCAAATGAATAATCTATAAAAGCGGTGGTTCCGCCATAAGACGAATTAATTCCTTCTGCAGAAATAACCCCTTGACCATAAACCCATCTACGTTTTGCAACTGTAATTGGAACTTGGTAAGAATATATAGCAACACAATCAAGTTCAAATGGATATACGTTGCTGCTTGCATAAAAGCCTAGCCAGTCTTGACTATTTCCGCTGTTGTCAAGTTCTTCTGGAAAAATTAAACTAGCGGTATCTAAAGATAATGATAAAACTTCTTCACCATTAACTAACAAAGATGCAGAATTTTTAATTAAACGAATATGAATAAGCATTGGTCTAAACCATTCGCCTACAAAGTGCGATGCAAATTGATCTCCAACAACTAATGTTAAAAATCCATCTTCAACATATAACCCATCCTCTGAGGATATTGGGCCAAATACTTTAAATGGTGTAGATGTATTTGCTGCTATTCTTGCCCAAAATTCAATAGTGTAGTCGTTGTATTGTCCTTTTTTATTTAAAAATCCTTTTCCTGGAATAATCAAAGATGCATCAGTGTTTGGTTCTAATCGTGTTACTCCGCTGGCACCATAAACTAATGGAATGCCAGTATTTTTACATTTTAACCCACCCTCAGTAATATAGTATCCAGAATCTTCTGCTATTCCGTATGCTTCTGCTTTTACCGCATTGTATCCGCCATAAATACTTATATCTGAAGGAACTTCAATTTCTGTTATTCCGTTTAAAGAATAAGTGTTAAACTCTTCATTCCATTGCCCCAAGGTAATACCATTAACATAAAATTCATTATCTTCAGAAGTTACTGATCCTTCAAAAACTTTAATCTTAAAAACAATCCTTAGTTGTGCAGAAACATTTGGTATTTCAAAAGTTTCAGAAATAAATCCCCATTTTTGATAAAGAGTTGTTGTAAAAGTTTTTAAATTTTGAACTATCAATGACGTGTCTGGATCAGTGTACTCGTACCCTATTGACACTGTTTGTAAAAATAAACTATTTGAATAAAAATAAGATCCGACAGTAAAAGTTCCAAGATCTTCAAAAGTATTAAGGTTAAGTATGTTTGGACTAATAACTGATGCTTCAAGCGTTTCTGATAAAGGTACGTCAACCCTAATTCTTGATAAATGACTATCTACAAAAGGTTTGTTTATATCTGCAGCAGAGGCTGCAAGAGCAGCATTTGTTGGTGTCCAGAAAGTTGCAAGATTGCGTTGGGCTTCAGATATTAAACTCTTATAATCAAGTTTGTCGTCTAAGGCCCACAAGACTACTGGATGCTCAGAATATATTTTTTCTGCATATAAATTTGATGGGGTAGACATATTTCTCCTATCCCCTTATTATAGCAGGACGAAAATTAATATAGTTTAATTTCGCAAGCGTCTGTTGAACAATACCTTTCAGACTCTGCATCAAGATTATCCTTACCATCATAAATAGCAGACCAATCAATTTTACCAATTTTACCAACATAAGAGTTATATTCTTCTCTTGTGATGTTTGTGTATGGCTGTTGTGGATAAGTCTTGTTACCCATAGGTAAAAATGAAACTGCCTTTAGTTGACCTTCATGCATGTGTAATGCTGGGGCAATGTGCTTGGTCTCAGACTCTTTGTCAAATGATAAGGTTACCGATACTCCATTATCAGACCAATACTTTTGAGCAGTAGCAGCCAAACCAATTTTTTCAAAAAGACTTACATCTTTTTCAGATCTTGGATGTCCAGACGCTACTGGAAAATATACTACTGATGTGTTTGCAGATACTAGGTCTGCTTCAATTTTATACCCTGCTGCTTTAAATAAATGAAGCATTGGATCTGTATTTCCAAACCTAATAGCACGAAGATAGAATGCTCCTCCAGGACCCCAATGAACTCCAGGAGTTGCACCAGAAAGCAAAGATACAGAGCCAGAAGGTTTGACGGTAGTTACACGAATTGATTCACGTACACATAGCCATTCTGAGTATGAGTGATCGTATGAACGAATCTTTTTATACCCTTCGTCCATCCATTCACGAATTATTGGCATGCCTTTTGTATCTGCAAATGACGCAATGCCAGTTAGCGATGTTCCAATACGACGGTTACGTTGCATAATTCCATTTGTGGTTTGCCAATGTGTTGGCATTAATGTAACAGTCTTTCCATACAAATATGCAAACTTTAACGTACGAAGAAAATCTTCTTTATCTTCATGACGGTTTAAGTGAACCTCTACCAGTGTACATAGTTCATAACTTTCTAAGGGTTGTTCGGCGCAAGGGTTAAATCCCATAACACGAGAATCTTTATGGTCTGGAGCATCCGCTAATCTTCCATAATCTCTAGCAACGTCTAACCAAATAAATCCTGGCTCACCATTATCTGCAATTAAGTCAACATAGTCTTCATATTTTGTTCCAACCTCTGCAGCGATAGAATTATTAGACATCCAAGCCCATCCTGGATTTTCTGAATCAAATGAGTTTCTATCTGGAAAAGCCTCTGCATTTTTTAAATTAATAAAATCTTTATCTTCTGGTAGTCCTAAAGCCAAGGTAGCAGAACGACGAACATTTCCAGAAACAACACACGTACCAATAAGGTTTACAATGTCTACTATTGCACGAGAATCAAGTATTTCTCCTGCTCTACCGCCAATTACCCTGTCTATCTTACTATGTAGTGCAATGAGTGGTTCTGGACCGCTAGCAACCCCTCCAAAGCCTTTTATAGGGGCACCTAGTGGACGGATAAGGTCATAATTAAACTTCTGTATAGCCTGATTGGGGCGCAGGTATGAGTTTAAAAGCATTCTTACTGAGTCAACCCAACCCTCACGAGTATCTGGAATATCCCATACATTTTCTGGTTCTGTTGGAGAATAGATTGACATTTCTTTGTCTTGACCAAGGGTATCAAACCCCACTCCAATACCCAACATTAAAGCATCCATAACCCAAGCAAATAGTGCTCCTGGATCATTACGATCAATATCACGAGTAGAAACCATAGCGCAATTCTGAAGAGAGGCAGAGTTACGTTTTTCCATAGTCATTGGAGTTCCAAATGCCCAAAGTCCTCTACCTGGCGGAGTCCATTTTAATTCAAACATTCTTTGAAAGGCTTCTTGAGCAGACTTTTGAGCCTTATTATCATTCCATGGAAGTCTATTGTCTTTAGCGTGGTTTTTTTGTACAGAGTACATTCCTTCAATTACTCGCTTGCAAACCTCATGCCATCTTTCTTTAGTTCCATTATCTTTCATCCTAGAGTATGTACGTATAAAGGTAATCTCTCCTAAAGAGTTTGACCCAGCATCTGAAAAGCCAAATGGGGCTGGTGCCTCAATATATTTATTTACAAACTCATCTGACAAACGAAAAGAAAAAATATCTGACATTTATGTTCCAACTTTCTATTAAAATACTATAAGTACTTTGTAAAATTCAAAGTAGTGTTAAGTATATCATAGAATTAAAAAGAAAAACACGCTTGTTTAAGGCGTGTTAATCTTTAGTTAAGGGTTAGTGCTTTGTATTTTAGTAAGCACCCATAATTATGATTGCTTCGTCTACTCCTGCTGCAGGTGTTGACCAAGATAAAATTGCAGAGCCATCTGTTGTTAAAACCTGATTAGCAGTTCCATCTGTTGAAGGAAGTGTCCATACCTTATTTGCTGCAACAGTTTCTGGAGATTTAAAACCAACATAGTGACTTGAGTCTGTATCTGCAAGTCTAAGTTCTGCTGTAGCATTAAGAGTAAATGATGTTGTTGCTACCGCACTTCCTAATGTTTTATTAGTAAGGGTTTCTGAAACATCTTTAAGCAAAGTGCCATTCATATGATATGACTTGCCTGAAGCAAGATTAATATGTTCTGATGAAGTCCAAGCGTCTGTAGCGTCTACCCAGTTAAAGGTTTTATCAGTTGTTCCTTTTAATGTTATACCGCCACCATCTGCAGTTGCGTCTGCTGGTTCTGTAGTGTCTCCAAGAACAATGTTTTTATCTTCAACAACAAGGTTCGTTGAATTAATATTTGTTGTTGTTCCATTAACTGTTAAGTTACCAGAAAGAGTTAAATCTGTTCCAGATACCGCCCCAGTAAATGTTGCTCCTGAAAGATTTGCTTTTAGATTAAGTTCTGTTTGAGTTGCAGTTGAGACTGGTTTATTTGCATCTGTTGTATTATCAACATTTGCAAGACCAACGTCTGTTTTTGTAATTCCAGTAGGTGTATTGATTACTGGAGAAGTTAAAGTTTTGTTTGTAAGTGTTTCTGTTTTTGAAGCAGTTGACTTATCGTCTAGTTGGGTTTGAATTGCTGAAGTAACACCATTAAGGTATCCAATTTCGGTATCAGACACATCTGTAACACGAGCCTGAATTGTTGTGGTGTCTACTGCCAAAGTTAGTGTGTTTGCGCCATCGTTATAAGTCTTTGTTATACCTGTACCCGCAGTTAGTGCAGAATCAATAGCATCTTGTGAAAGTTCTGAAATATCAGATGTTAGGGCTACTGTGCCTGTTGCATCTGGAAAAGTAATTGTACGGTCAGCAGTTGGGTCTGTTATTGCAAGAGTTGTCTCAAAATCATTTGCGGTAGCGCCTTCAAAAGTAATGCTTGAACCAAAAGCAGGGTTAACGGTAGAGTTAACATCAGAGAAGTAGTCTAGGCTTGTCCAGTTATTTACACCATCACCAATTTTAAATTTATTTGTGTCTGATTCCCAACCCATTTCGCCAGCATTTAATACTGGTCCTGCTCCTCCGTTTGTAGAGATCCACTGCGCTGCAGTTCCTCTACGCTGTTGCATTCTGGTTGCCATGTTACTCCCTATACTTAGTTATATTATAACAGATAATTAATTAAAATTATCTGTTGCTATCCCGCCGTCATACGTTGCTTCAAATTCTGTAGTGTTATAAAGTCCAGCACTTACAAGAACTCCAGGTTCATAATAAAACCCAGCATCAATAAATCTACTTACAACCAATCCAGTTCCATCAATTGATGTGTCATGAATATGGTCTTGTAGCGTTTCTGCATCTTCAAGTGTTGCAATAGCAATCCATTGACTACTATAATAAACGTGAACACGCTGTGTTACTGTGTCAAACCATAAATCTCCATTATCTGGAGAAACTGGCTGTGTTTCACTAACTGGAATTGTTGGTGAACTTACTGCATTGTCTACATAAAGTTTTGTTGCTGCATGTGCGTTTTCAGTAGGAGTGGCAACTGTAACAGTTCCTCCAAAAGTACCGCCATCGGCTACTGCAATGCCGTGCTTTACTCTAAAGTCTCTATTAGTAGTTGCCACTTCCGACCTCTATTCTAGTTATGCTTCAATATAAATTTTGTGTACTTTAACAGCGGTATCTGCTGATGCACCAGTTACCTGAAGAAGAACGTTTCCACCACTGTAAACAGCGTTAGTTGTTCCTAGTTCAGTGTTACTGATTACATCTGCATACTCTGTTAAGTAAACGTTGTTTGATCCATCAACTGTTACAAGAACTTCAATTACTTCAATATCTGTACCCTTTTTCATCTGCACGATATATTTAGCACTTGAGTATGTTGTTGCTGACCAAGAGTCAATTGTTGTTGCTGAGGCTGAAGCGGTAGCAAGAGCAGAACCCATAAGAGCATCTGGAAGAGCAATGCTTGTAGCAGTTGCTGCACCAAGTACTGGAGTAACAAGAGTTGGTGTATTAGCAAATACTAGAGCACCAGTTCCTGTTTCATCAGAGATAACTCCTGCAAGTTGTTCTGAAGTTGTTGCTGCGAATACACCTAAGTTGTTTGTTGTATATGCACCATTTGTTACTGTTGCAGCATTTCCTGTGTATTCTGTTGCTGATAGAACTTGAGTTCCAGCAACTTTTAATACCTTGCCAGAAGCAAGATCTAAGTGCTCAGAAGATGTCCATGAATCAGTTGCATCTACCCAGTTAAAAGTCTTGTCTGTAGCACCCTTAAGAGTAAGACCACCACCGTCTGCTCCTGCGTCTGTTGGAGATGTTACTGCACCAAGAATAAGGTTCTTATCATCAATTGTGATTTCTGTTGAGTTAATTGTAGTTGTTGTACCGTTAACTGTTAGGTCCCCTGAAAGAACCAAAGATGTACCAGTTGCAGCACCAATGTTTGGTGTTACAAGTGTTGGGGTATCAGCAAAAACAAGTGCTCCAGTACCAGTCTCATCAGAGATTACTGTACGAAGTTCTGATGAAGTTGTTGCAGCAAAAACATCTAACTTGTTATTTGTAAGAGCAACAGTACCTGTTGCATCTGGCAAAGTGATAGTCTTGTCTGAGGTTGGATCTGTAACTGTAAGCGTTGTTTCAAAATCATTTGCTGTAGCACCTTCAAACACAATTCCATTGCCGTCTACTGCTGGTGATGTAAGTGTTTTATTTGTAAGAGTCTGTGCATCGCTTGTTCCAACGATATTACCAGTTACACCGTGAGTTGATGTAAGTCCTGCGTGAGTTGAAACATATCCTGAAGCAGTTGATTCTGCTGCAGTTTGTGCTGATGCTGCTGCACCAAATGCATCAAAAGTATTTGCTGTTACAGAAATTGCTCCAGTACTGTCTGTGTATGTAAGACCAGTTCCGACCGCATTACCTACTGCGTCTTGTGCTCTTTCATCAGTGAAGTAAAGGTTTGTACCTTCCTCAATAACTGTTGTTGAAATTGCATCTATTGCAGATGTAATATCAGCAGTAAGTGCTACAGTTCCTGTTGCATCTGGAAGTGTGATTGTGCGATCTCCAGTTGGGTCTGTTACTGAAAGAGTTGTTTCAAAATCGTTTGCTGTTGCACCTTCAAATGTAATTGAAGATTCAAAAACACCAACTGCTTGTGGTGCCTTCCAAGCAATACCATCTGTTGCATTTGAGTCTGCTGTAAGAATATAATTATCTGTTCCAACGGCAAGACGAGTTACTGCGTCTGCACCAGATGCTACTAGTAAATCACCTTTGGCGTCTACTAATGCTTCTGTTAATATATCGTGAGAGTTAACGGTAGCAGTTGATCCCTCAACTACAAGTCCCGCTTTTACTCTAAAGTCTTTTGTTACTGTTGCCATCTTTTATCTCCTTGGTTAGGCCTTTAATCCCATACGCATATAGCGTAGAGTTATAGGTGTAATTCCCCCAACTGGAACAACAGTTAATGAAACTGTATCTCCAGCCCGTGAAACAGAGATGGTGCCAATATTCCCATCATTTTCAACTATTCCATATTGACTAACGGATACATCTGTTCCGTCAACTAATATAGATAATTCAGTAGCAGAGTATTTGTTTCCTCCACCTGCTACATATTTAAGTGAGATCATATACTTCATTGATCTAAACTCGCTTGCTAAAAAGTTATCAAACACTGTTGAGTTTTCAATTCCATTAATTGTTGACTCGTTATTGCCATCTGAACCAAGATCTGTAGACCTAGCAGAAGTGCTGTCAATTAAATCTTCGTAGTTTGCCTGTGTTGGTCTATCTCCTGTTTCAAACAGGGCCTTAACGTTTGCTGTTGATATCTTTGCCATAGTGTAATTATATCATTATATGTTAAAGTATATAGTTATTTACACCAATAACTTGAAGACCAATTCCAGGGATATTTGCATTTGCTGGAGCAATTCCTATTGTGGTAAATTTAATTCTAAAGGGTAAAATTTCATTAATTTTTACTGAATTTGCTTTGTAAATTATTTCAGATAGTGGGTAGCCAACAGAATTTATTCTTTTTAATTTTTGACTATCTGTATCAACAATTACAGCATAGGCCATTATGACTCTTGACCGTTTGTAATATCCTCAATGATTGTTAGGGTGCCACGAGCAACTGTCCAAACCCTAGTTGCATCACTTAGTTCAATATCAAAAATATCACCTGTATTAAGACTTCTTGATTCTGCCGAAGTTAAAGATACTGTAAACTCTCCATCTCCATCTTCTACTGTGGCTACTGGATATAACGTTAATACACTTGTTGGATTTGCATCATTAAGATTACCCGCTACTGTTGGTCTTTTAATTTCCATTTCAACTGTCCACTCAGAAATAACTAGTGGATCTTTGTCGTCATCTGTTACGTATACCCTAAATGCAGCGGTATCACCTTTTACAACTGTCCATTGTACGGTTGGCGGGGTAGATCCAACGGAATATGAACTTTGTGATTGATTTCTAAATGTAGCCATAATCTTATCATTATACCATTAACTAATAACAATATTATAAATATTTTTTTATTTTATGCGGGTATTTGACTCAAAAGGTCAAATAGTGGTATAATTAATACATGCTACCTACTTGGTAGCATTTGTTCTCTAGGAGGTATTTTACAATGAGAGAATCTAATGCTTGGCTAGGGGTATTATCGTTAGTTATTTGTAGTACCGTTTTTGTGGGTACAGCAAAAGCATCAAACGAAAATAACTTATTAATTAAAGAGTCCATTAAGTCTGCCACCCAAGAGGTGGCTTTTTTGGTTTCTAAAGATAAAAAGTTAGAAAAATATGAAAATGCTGATAAATTAACCAATGAAGAATTAGTTGATTTGTTAAAGCATGTGGGGTTTGAAGGAAATGCTTTAAGAACTGCTTGTGCAATTGCTATGGCCGAAACCAACGCTAGACCACATGCTTTTAATGGTAATCCTAAAACTGGAGATAGTTCTTATGGAATGTTTCAAATAAACATGATAGGGGACTTGGGGCCAGATCGCAGGGAGAAGTTTGAATTAGGTTCAAACTCTGAACTGTTTAACCCAGTTAAAAACGCACAGATAGCACATCATATGACTAAAGGTGGTAAAGACTGGTCTTCCTGGACTACCCTGAATGGATCACGGTATCAGGAATGGTACAACAAATATCCATGCAAAAAAGACAAAAAATAATATCAAATAAAATACCCCCCTTGCTTTTGGCTTGGGGGGTTTTATTTTAAATGTTAACTATTTTACTAACATAAAAGGCTAGAAATAAAGTATAAAATTAAACCTTGCTAGTCCAGTATAGGTTGTAGTAGTCAACGTTTAATTGAAACCTTTTTACGTGCGTAGCAATAGCGCCTGTGTGTGCATGTAATGGAATTCCTGCTGCTTTTAATTTTCTAAAGAAAACAACATCTTCACCAATATACTCGTCTTCAATCCCCTCTTGTTCTGCAAATAAAGACTGATTTGGATATTTTTCTCTTAATTTAGAAATAATAGATCGGTGCATAATTACTAACCCCATTCCAGCAGAATCACACCTTACAACCTCATCAACTGGAAGAGGATGTACATACTCAATAGCAAACTCAGACAGGTCATTAAATAGTGCGGGAAAAGGTACCATAAGAGAGCCATCTAATTGTTTAGAAATAAAATATGTTCCACTTACAACTGGTCTTTTTTCTTTGTCTGCCGTATCCCAAATTTTCTTTAATGTTTCTGCAGTTATATGAATGTCAGAGTCAATCCATAACAACCAATCATCTTGTGAATCATTTGCCCAACAATCAAAAAGTGCTTGCCTCTGTCTTCCTATTTGATTTCCTTCTACACGCACAAAAGAATCTATGTTAAGACCAAGACTTTTGCCATGGGTAAAAATTGAAACTAATCCTTCTACAAATTTACCATCTGTGTTGCCATTGTCGCACCAACCAAGCGCAACAGATTCTTTTTTAGTTATCACGATTCTCCTATTTTATAAGTTTGGGATAGGTACAACTATATCAGAAGACAGTCCGCAGTTAAAGCAATGAGAACCTGGCGCATAAAAGTATTGGCTTTTATCAGATGCAAGGATTACCTTATTTTGTTTAAATAAGGGAATCATTTCTTGAGACCAATTACCGTAAATAATTGGCGCTAAGTCTGCACCGCAGTTTGGACACATTACCTATACTCCTTTTTATTCCAAAACATAGTTTTATATCTATCAAAAAATTTGCTGTTTAGTTTTGACCTAATACTATGTTGTTCTTTAAGTTCTTTGTCAGATCCTAAACTCATATGCCAAGTATCACGCCTGAAGGGAATAACCTGTGCAATAGGTGTTCCTTTTGGAATTAACCCCTCAAAGTCAGGATCATTCATAATCATAGGGAAATTAATTGGCGCCGTGTAAGTGTCGGTATCCACAATTCCTGGAAGAATGGTAAAAACCGATTCTCTATGAAACGGTTGAACAAATAAGGTTGAATATCCTTTAGGTGTTTTAATAGACCAAGGATTCTCCCACTTGGGTACAGGTACATCTTGTCTATTTCGGGCTGGATGCTCAATGGCTTGTTCTAGAGAATGCAGACTAATTAAATTAAAAGAAGCCCATTCAAAGTAATGATAACCATCTACAAGGCTAACGTAGACATCAGCGGGTGACGAGATTATATATCCTGCAGTTATAGCATCAAACACTGGCATGCAACGTTTTATCGTTCCCGTTGTACCACCGTTACCATCTGGTTTTTTATTTTTACCAATGTATGAGTCTGTGTTTGTGTACCATTCAGGTATAAACTTAGATGCGGGTTGTGGGGGATCTATTTCAAAAGGAATAGTGTTGGTAAAAGTAATATTCATCTGCCCCCCCGTTTATATTATTAAACCCACTATACAGCAATTACAAGCAAGCCTTTAAAACTAGTTAATTATTTGTAATCCAAGAAAGATTTTCTTCATCCCAAACCATAGTTGCATCTGGACACTCTACTGGTGCATTCCAACTACCATTTGAGTAGACCCAACTTGGAAAAGGTTTAACTGGTATAAAGTTTCCGTTAATATATGAGCCACCTACTTGAGCATTATCTTCATCTGTACACTCAACACAGGCAAACTCTGTCACCGACTGTGCAATTTCTAGTGAATCAGCAATAATAATATTTACTACTTCATCCCCATCAATAAATGCAAATTTACTCATGATAGTTCCTCTCTAAACCTCAAGGACGTAAGCAACGCCTGCTCCACCATCGCCACCATTGCCAGTAGGGCCATTACCACCTGCTGCGCCACCACCACCTTTAAGACCTGCACCAGCATTAGTACCCCAAGCACCGCCAGTTGATATAGTTCCACTTTTTACGAAAATAAATTCACCCGAGTTGTAAGAGGTGCCACCACCAGTACCATATCCATGGGGTCCTCCAGAACCACCATTTACGGCATTTCCAGTTCCGCCTCCGCCACCTTGTGCGCCATTGTGTAGTGAGTAATGTCCGCCACCACCGCCGTTTGCAGTTAATGTTGTAATTCCAGTACCAGAAATTGTTGATGTGCCACCACCTGAAGCATTTCCTCCGCCAAATCCTGCGCTGGGTCCTGCGCCACCTGCGCCACCGCCAATTACTATAGAAGCGTTTGATGATATTGGAGTATAGCCAGCAGAAATACCGCCAGCGCCACCAGCACCGCCTGGGTATGATCCAGCACCTGATCCGCCACCTCCGCCACCAACAATTATGCTATATGCAGCACCAGTTGTACTAAGAGTTGTAGTTGTATTATATTCAGTAGCCGCACCAGTTGCTACTGGGCTAAGGGATCTACCGCTAGGGGTAATCGTAACAATTACGCTAGTTCCAGCATTAGTATAGATAAGTGCTTTATCTGCATCTCTAGACAAACTGAGTTGAACTGAACCACTTGATGTAGAAGTTCTTCCAATTGCGCCAGCAGAGTCTTCAAAAGTTACTGTAGCAACAACAGTTGCTGGGCAGGTGATTGTGTAGGTAGATGCGGGAAAACTTGTAGATAGTCTGTAGCCAACAGATGCTGCTGGTACCGATACCGCTTTAGTTTCTAATACAGACGCTGCTGATGCTGGGGGAAATACACTTATTCCCATTACGCTATCTCCACTCCGCTAATGTGAAAGTCTACTGTTGTAGCAGATGCTAAACCTTTAATTGTATCTGTAGCCTCTAAGACCTGCTTAAGGTCAATGTATGCTGTTGTATTGGCAGCGACTGTTGAGTCTTTCTGTAATTCAATATCATCTAACAAAATAGTGAATGTTGCTGCAGATGCTGCAGTATTAGCAACAGAAATATTTGTTACTACCGTTGTGGTTGACGAAGGGGTTGTGTATAGGGTTGCGCTTGAGGTTGATGCTGCTCCTCTAAAAAGCACCTTTGAAGTTGTAGCCATTAGTTACTACCTTTCTGTGGTATGAGATTATTATAGCACCTTTTTATAAGGTATAAACTCCCATAATTGTTTTAATTTCTAACTCTTCAACGATAGATTGTTTTGCAATTGGTAACCAGTTAGATCCATCATAAATTTGAAGGGTATTAATTATATTTCCAGATGAATCTTGTCTTATTACACATATTGATCCAGCGACTGGAGATGTAATTGATGCATCTCTTGCTGCTGGATTAAGATAATTATTTATACCCCTTTTTGCAACTAACGCCTCAACCATTGTTACATTAGATAAATAGGTTTGCAACCCCGCCCACTCATAAGTTCCAGATGTATCTGTTTTACCAGATAACTCATACCAGGTATCGTCTGCTACATTATAAATATATCCTGGTTTTCCGTCGTAATTAAATAATGTTGGCATTAAACCACCTGATCAAAAGTGCTAGTGTCCCCATTATAAACATACATCTCTAGTGGGCTTGATCCTTTTTTAATCCAAATAACTCCATTGGCTAATCCAGTTGATGGCTGTGTTGCAGTATAAATAGATGTTGCCGATATATACCCTACTGGGGCTGCTGCATCTTTGTCCACCCAAATATATCCATCTGGTATTGTTGCAGAAAATGTTGTGAAGTTTGCTGCAACGGGTGCAGAGTTTTGTGCTGAAGATATGTTTCTTGCTGAAACCTCTAGCGCAGCCTTTGTAGTGATTTGACTCTGTAAACTGTTAATTGTATAAGCAATTGATGGATTTAAAAGTTCTGCTGGATCTGTTTCTGCAGTATCAAAATCATACGAGCCGTAGTGGTATGCCTTTAAAGCATCTTGAATATTAGCATCATCAATTAATGCTGGAATTTTTGTTGGTACTAAATTTCCTATATTTTCTACAGCCATCGGATCACCTCTTTAAAGATTATACCATTTTTATATTAAACTATAGATATAAAAAGGTGTACAGTTTTATTTCCAGTAAGCGCTGACCAACTACCACCGCTATATTGAACTGCGTCAAAGTTTATTACTAAGTTTGTTCCAGCCCCTGCTAAAGCAGGTATCTCCATTGATGAAGCAATTGGATTTGCTCCTTCAATTTGAAACTGAACATTGAAGTTTGAAGCGGTAAGTGGTGAACCACTAACTGTTACTATGTTTGATATTGGAATAGTTATTGATCCTGCGCCAGACGTAAAGGCAATTGTTTCTACAGAGGAGTAAATTGCTGGACTTACTTTTAAAACTTGAACCCAAGTATTTGCACCAGCCTGAGAAATATATTGATACATATATCCATAGTTTTCTCCTGGGGCGGTATTAATATACATATCATTTAAAATTAAGGTGTTTCCAAATAAAACACCACTTGCTGTTAATGCATTAGGTTCTCCAGAACCAACAATAAACTTACTACCACGAGTTCCCTGTGGTCCAATGTCAACTAATAGATCAATTGACTCTGGCGGTCCTATAACAACAACATCATCGGTATTAAGTAGTACGTCAACCATTATGAATCATCTGCTCCAGTAATATCATCTGTTACTGTTATTGATCCAGTCAAAAGTGTGTAAATTAGTGTTGCTCCAGAATCTATTTGAACATCGTAAACATATGTTCCAGCAGCAAGTTCTTCTCCAGCACCTGGTAAAATTGTGCAAGTTACTACATCTGTAGAGCCATCAACAACTGCTTGCATTTCATATTGAGTTTTATTTTCACCTCTTTGATTTGCAATGAAAAAGCCTGCACTATATCCTGTTAAGTCAAATGCGTCGCCGTTTGCGTTTTTAGGACGGATTACAAATTCGTACCTATCACCACGGTAGTAATTAAAATTATATGTGCCTGGAAATGCCATTATTCCTCCTATAACATTATACCATTATGATACTGCTATATATATGCCTTTTAATATAAAAGATCCTTCATTGTCTGTTCTGATTTGAGGGATGCCTCCATAATTTTTTATCTTGTCGCTATTTATAAAAATGGTTTGAGAGTAAGACAGGTCATATTGATATTGATATTTTAATAACCCAACATATCCTATAGGTGATAATTCTTCGTTTCGTAAAAAGGTTCTAATCCAAACTTCTGTATTGTTTGAATATGTTTCTAAAGAAAAATCATACCTAACCTCTACCTTTGCCCCTACTTTAAGTGTTTTTAGGTTGATAGTCTTTGCTATTTGATTTAATAAAGAAACTGATTTGTTTGGAAGATATGCTTCATTGGTTTGGGATTCATCTATATCTAAGAAAAAAGAAACCCATCCATCTTCTCCTCTTTCTGGACCGACTTTATAAGTCTTTGTATTTTTTCCAACATAGTGTGCCCACCCAGGGTACTGACCAGAGGGGCTATCGTATCCTTCTGCACCTTTACCCGTATCACCTTTTTCTCCTTTTGGTCCTTGTAGTCCTTGTGCACCCTTTTCGCCTCTATCACCTTTTATACCTTGAGGGCCTTGAGGACCAATTGGCCCCACTTCACCTTTTTCCCCTTGGATTCCAGGAACGGCAATATACTCAATAGATTTTGTTTGTTCTACAGTCTCAGTGTATTTTTTCTTTTTGATTGGAAAATCCATGCTCTTTGTCATGTTTTCCAAACCTTACTTTATTTTTGTCTTAAAGACCTTTTTGCCAATTTTAACAATTGGTGGAATATTTGTATTTGGAGTAGAAACCTTTACAACTGGCATTATAAACTTCCTCCAGGGGTGACATTTCCAAGCACACAAATTGTTCCAATTACTGGAGTCCAAATTGTGTCTGCTTCTCCACTACCACCAGGAATTGTAACCTGAAGGTCAAATTGTAATTCTGAAACCACGGACCTATACTGAGTCCCCCAGTTAGTAGCAATATCTGCAGGTATAGAAATAATTGCATACCCATCATCTTCTGTTACTGTAAGTTCATCAAGAACTTCTCCTGTAGGATCATAGGCTGTAGATAGGTATGTCCAGCCATCTGTGTCGTAAACAGTTGTTTCGTCATCTTCAAAAAATTCTACTTTTAGGGTCGCATTGTTTCCACGGACTACGGTCCATTGAATGTTTGCTGGCGAAGCGCCATATTTTTCTATTGTAGGAGCACACATAATAATTGATTATACCATTAAATAAAACTGGACACCTAGACGCAGTGGGGTGGGGGGGTAGTATCTAGGTGCCAGCATAAAAATTATAACATTGTATTATTCTAAAACGGACATATTATAACAAAACGTTATAAACCAGACATTAAAAGAATTGTTATAGAATCGTTATAATCATTTCCGCATAAAGTGTAAAAAACCAGGGTATAAAAGTGTATACTTAAAATATATAAAGAAAAAGAATAACTAGCAAGTAAGGTTTTTAAAGTATCTTATATATTATATATAAAGAAAATTATTTTTTAGAATGATCTTTAAAGTGTTCAAGTAAAAGATCAAATAGTTTGTCAGTTTTTTCCTCTAGGCGATTAACGGAGTCTTTTAGACTGGATCCAGAATTTGGCTTAAGTTCGTTTAAATAATGCTTTACAAGCCAACGAATTCCACCAGCAACAATAGTTACAATGGTAAGAAGAGTTAAGGTTAATGCTGCCCAATCTTGAGGTGACATAAGGTTTATTATATCATTATTTGAGACTGTTATTCACAAATGTATGAAAAAGACATATGAAATAAATCATTTGTTGTTAAACCAATTGGACTGTTGTGGTCAAATGGTTCATCTGCTGCCGAAGATTTAATATTCCAAATTGTAAAAGTAGAACTGCCATCATCTAAATGTCCTTTAAGACTATAGTGATCCACACCTTGATTTACAATATCATGAACGGAGCCACCATAAACATCCGTATGGTATTTTGATGGAAACGGAAGTGTTAAGAAATATTGTCCAGTTCCGAAATTACTTACATTATCAAAGTCAACGCTAATTTGAACTTGGATAAAATTTCCTATTTTTATATATGTTCCTGTTGCAGGAGTTCCAGTAAAGACTAATCCAGTTCCAGACCATACTGGAAAATAAGATTTTATTTCGGTTGTGAGTCCGCCGACATCTCCAAAAGCGGGATGCGTAAATCTTGCCACTTAAGGCTCCAAGCCGATTTGAATCATAGCAACGTTCATAGAGTTTACGGATGAAGTTGCATATAGCGCATCATTGGATACAAGTTCAAAAGAGATTGAATGGTTTGGCATAATTCTAAACCCGTAGTTAGAAGATGATACTCCTTCGCCACCAATATAAATATATCCAGTTGCGTTAACATTTTGTAGGGTAATATCCATTCCGCCGTGTGCGCCTAATGGCGTCAAGCGAGTAGCAGAAGAATCGCTAAGTGTGACTAATGAATGCGCTGTTGCCATATAGCAATTATATCTATTTATTTAGGCGGGATATAAGTTAAGCCGAAAATAGAGATATCAAACCATCATAAGACATAATACGACTGCTACGCAGTCCACAAATGTCTAATCGGATGTAGTATCTATGTTTGCTTAATATCCCGATATGGGTTATACTTAGATGTGCTAGATATGATTAAGCAAATCCTTATTGAAGGTTTGACAAGCAAACTAAAAACACATCATTCAGTTTATAGGCTTCCCTGTACAAGTGAGTTTTTGGAAGAACTTATTGCTAACACCTTTACAGAACATGGCCTGATAAACGACTGGCAGCCTAATAGAAGCCATTCCGTCAGCGTAGACATGTCTTTAGAGTCAGGCGAAAGTTTCTCTGTTAAATCGGGTGTATACGCAAATAACACACTAACCTTCTCTGGATCCAGGCTAGGTAAATATCAAACCTTAGATGCCATGATATCTAGCGTAGTGGATAATAGTGCTAAGTA